TACCCTTTGAGGCTCATCGTATCTAAGGCCTATGACGTTGTACCAAGTCTTGTGCCCTTTAAGCTTTCGCATGAACCTTGACATGACTTTCACCTTCAGTTCGCTTGTGCAAAACCTTGTAACAGGATTGGGTAGGTATTTTCTGCGATCCAACAAAGCTTCAAAGGGCTCGCCATTTCTGCTTGCTGTTTCGTATGTAACCTCTTTGGTTCTATATACAGGACGCTCTTCACCGAAGTAAAGCTCAAGCCAATGAATCTTCACACCCCACTTCTCACCTATCTCATGCACAAAGTCCAATGTTTCTGGAGCTTCCTTTCCGGTGTTGGCAAAGGTCACGTACACATCTTCAGGCAATGTGCCACCATGTGCTTGGATAATGTTCCATAGCATAAACCCAGAAGTTCTGCCACCACTAAAGCTAATTAAAGCTGGGCCGTCTATCTTGTAAGGGTTATATTCCATGTCTTTTCTCTATCTCTCCCATGAGTTTGTCTTCTGCATCTAGCAGCTCATTGAATAATCTTTCGTAACTATCATAATAATCTTTGCGCTTAACCAACAAGTATCTCATCTTGCGAGCAACAGAAGCCAAGTACATTTTCTTTTTATCAATGTTATCAAGCAACAACTCAGACATGTCCTTTGCCATTGAATCCAAGCTACTCATCGTCTTCTCCCCAAGGCCTGCTCATTTGATTGTCCTCTAAGTAATACCAAGTGTTCTTTCCGGGGATGCTGTGTGTCTTAACCTTCTCGCCAAGATACTTTTGTACATGAGAGACAGCGTACCTCGCTGCTCTTTCGCCTGATGCAAGTTCGTTTTCCTTTAATGCTTGTCGAGCCAAGAGTTCGAGGTCTTGCCTTGTGTAGAATTTGTAGGAGCTCATTGCGCCTGCGACCACTCTAGCAACCTCTACTTCGTCCGGAGCATCTGATACGCTCACAGGCCTAAAGAAGCCACGCTCGAAGTCGAAGTAAGCCAAATGCTGATCGGGTTCTCTTGCGTTCCTTGCTTCATAGAACAAGGTGACATTAGGTTTCGTGCCTGACAACTTGACGCCTGAATCCATCCACCCAGCGAAAGCACTACCCCCACGCGCTGACATGAACGACAGATCGTCCGCCCTTTCCTTGCCAGTGTGATGAGCGATGATCACAGCCACGCCAAAGAGTTCAATGAGTCTATCAATGCGAGACAACATCTCGTGTATCTCTGAGTTAGAGTTTTCCTCGCCACTAAAGAAGTTAATAATAGGATCGATCATGACCAAGTCAGGTTTGTGAAACTCAATCGATTGTGCTATGTCATCCATGTCACTGTCTCTCATGATGTTTCTTCTAAGTCTGCCTGATGCTACAAGGTTTGACTTGCCTAAGTTGTACAGCTCCGGGTCATGATGAAAAGGTTTGTAGTACATCTCGATTCTTTTCTTTAAGAACTCATGAATGATCTCTGCTTGTAACCACATCACCTTCATAGGTCTGCTGAACTGTTTGCCCATGAACTCTGTGCCTGTGGTCGCTGAAGCAGCAAACGCTCCAAGCCAATGAGACTTACCGATCTTAGGCTTACCTAACAACAACACCCTTGATTGCTCAAACACAAAGGCATCGCCCCAAAATTGTTCGATGCGATTTGAATCCATGGTGTCCCAGAAAGGATCATTGAATTTTTTAAGACCCAGTGGATCTTTTTCAACAACATGGATAGCCTTTGCCACATCAATGGGATCGTCTTGATCCATGATCTCTTTGAGTTCATCTGCTAAAGGTATCTGCCATTGACTGGTTTTCCATTTGAGTATGCCTGCATCTATGTCGTGCGGATTTCTTTTCATGTGTCCAGTACAAATGCTGTTGGCTGTTTGCAATACTTCTTGCACAGACATGGGAGGAGTGTTTGTTTGATTCCAATCCAATGCTTTAATAATAACTTCACGCATGCCCCAACCTTCAAGAATCCACTTGCCTACTAAGCGAGCAAGAGTATCGTTGCGCATTCCACTTTGCACACCATCCAATGACAAAGACATGTTGTGATCACTGATGATCTTGTTATTGTTATTAAAATCGTATATGACATTCATGTCTTGAGCGCTGAGTGTTGGAAGGTCATCCATTGAGTCCACGCCTAGGCCATCCACCAATTCAAACATGTAATGATCGGACGGAGATACCATGACGTAACCACCCTCTCCTCTTATGTCCAATCTCCCTGTCGTGTTTCTAATTGTGAGGCTGTCATTAATAGCATAGAAATAATGGTAGCCACCTCTAGGAGTTTTTTGTTTTAAGGTTGTCCTGGTTAATTGCCCTGATTCCACAAAGTCACATGCTTCTTGAGTGTCAGCATCCAATACCACAAAACTAATTCCTGTGACCACCGCCCAATTGCAATTAGGAAATTGTAAGTACCACTGCTTGATCTCTTGAATGCTTGGCTGCTTGGTAATATATTCTGACCATTTAACTCTTGGAGTTTTTGACCAACGTTTAGCTATGACATCGTCTTCTTCGTTAGGATGCCTGCGCTTAAAATAATCTGGAACAATATCTGTCTTAGAACCACAAGGTATTAAATGAAAGTTATTCTCATAATAAGAAACCAACATATCCCTGCGATCTTTATCATGGATATCCTCACCTCTAAGGTTTGGTTTTAATTCTAGGGCCATTACGAATCCAATGGACCGTAGATGCTTTCCCAATCGAGAGCACGCCCGGTTAACTTAATTAATTTTTTTGCCTGGTTGACTGAGGGTTGCCTGTTGCCATACCTCCAAGATTTAATCGTGTCAATAGAAACGCCCAGCTCTTTAGCTAAACTTTCTTCTCCTCGTTTCTTTATATATTCTTTTAGTGTCATCTCTCTCCTTTATTAAGAGACACGCTTTAATATAAAAGTAAGGAGGAAACCTTTCGCTAGGGGGGTGAAAGGTGACCATTAAAGCGTGTCAAAGTAGATCATAGTTGC